GTAATACTTGAGTACCACTAACATTTACAGGAAAAAACTGAACATTATCAGTAGCTGTGTTGTTTACTCTACCATACAATCTTACAGAACTTCTAAATTGTTTTTGTTCTGGTCCTACCTCAGATAAATCTCTAGGAACTTTATTAATATTATCATTTAATAATACAACATGTCCTGTTTTACCATCTTCATTAGTAGGAAACGTTACACTGCTTTGACCTGGGTAACCATCTAGAAACCCTGGAAAATAACAGTTATAATAATCTTGTTCTTGTTGTTTAACAACTATTTTATAGGAATACCAACCTAAAGGATTGTTAATATTGTAAGCAAACTTTATATCTGGATTGTTTAAATTTGATAAATACAACTCATTATTTATTTCACCATCTGTAGTAACAGTATAACCTGGACCACCAGTAACATTTGTTACTTTTACAAAATCAGTATATTCACCTCTTAAATATGAGTTAACTACTGGTATACCGCTAGTATCACCACCACTTAAAGTAAAAGTATAAGTATTATTGTTTATTGTTGTAGCAACGCCTGTTGTATTAAATCCATTTGATATAGCGTCAGCATATAAACCAGGAACACCTGTATTAAGATTTTTAACACTTGTAATAGAACTATTAATTACAACTTTTAATGCATCACCCCACCATTCTTTCAAGTTTTGTGTACTTGATCTATACGGGTGATAAAAAGTTGAACCACCAAAAAATGTTCCGCCCACACTTACCCCATCATCTACTGAAGATAAAATTACCGATGATTGTCTTCCAAATTTATCAGCTAAAATAAAACCAACTTGATAATTTCTATTTTGTTTTAATGTGTGATTAGGATATTCTGCCCATGTTTCAAAAGCAGTTGAGCTTTTTGCGTTAGCACCTACATTATAATTTAATGAAGCAGGTGGTGTATGTTGACTTTGAAAATTAGCATATATTACTCTGTTACCTGAAACTTCTTGTGCTAAAGCTCTCACAGGAACTTTATCATATACTCTTACTGTTTGTCGTTCAGGAAGTGTTTTATAAGGTTTTCTTGATTGATAATCATATGTATAAGTACTAATAGCTGTAGATAAGTCACTAGTTTGAACTGTATCTAAAACTTTAACTGCTCTACCATCAGACTCTTTATATAATATATCTATTTCGATTATTTTATATGTATCAGCAGCTTGATCTCCTAGTTTACTTTGTACATCTGGAAGAGGTATTATTAATTCAACATTTTGTACTCCATTTTGCATAAAATCTAAAATAGTACTTCTATAAGCAGCATTTTCATCATCAGGAGTTGCTGGGCTTGTACCACCACTTCCTAAAAAATAACCTTTTTGTTGTGGAATAAATGCTGGTTGACTAAATGGAGCCATTAATGAATATTCATTATCATCAAACTTAAATCTATAACTAAACCTTACAAACAAGTCTTCTAAAAAATCTGGATCACCAGGCCAATCAACACCTCCATTAAAATCATAAGTAATGTCTTTACCTGTCATTGTTGTTGCTAAAAACTTAACTGTATCAGTGGCTAAAACAGCGGCAGCAGGTGCAACATTTAAAGTTACTGTTGTTCCTGATATATTACTTACATATAAATATTCTGAAGCTGCAATTTTAACAGCACCGGCATTTGTAGTAGCAACGACTAGCATACCTTTTTTAATATTAGTATTTGATTGAGCTAGCGTTAATGTTGTTGAAGGAGGGCAAGTAGCACCTGTTACTTCAACTGTTTTTAACAACGTTAATGCTTCATAAGGATTATATTTAGCAACTGATATTTGATTTTCTTTAGTATAATAACCTAAAGACTTAGTAACGTTTATTTTTCTAGGTTGATTCAAGTTATCAGTCCAAAATAATAAATTTTCTACTAAATTAATACCTATAATTAAATTATTTTTACTAAAATTTAAAAAACTACCTTCAACTAATTTTGTATAAGTACTGTTAAAATATTTATATATATAATGATTAGTATTATCTGTTAAAAATAAATATATAGTACTATTGTTATCATCAGCAAAATAACCTATAGTTTCTAAGTTAGCATTACCTAAATCAGTTCCAGATACTAAAGCATTACCTAATACATTTTCTAAAGCACCTATATCATCAGCCTCAGATTTACCTACAGATATATTCTGCGCATCACGATATTCACCATTAGGTATTAGTCTATCGTCCAAGTCTTTATTCATCTTGGACTTCAAGAAACTATTTTTAATTTCAGCCATATTTAGTATTTAATCCATTTAGATTTATTTCTCATAACTTGAACTATTTGATCAAGCTTAAGATTTGATAATCTAATTTTAGCATTTCTTAATTTAGCGCTTCGTTCTCTTTTAAATCTTTGAACGATGTATTCTTGTATACCTACACTTGTAGATAATATTGAGTATAATATGTGAGCATATAAAGCTTCTTCAGCCATTTTAGGTATTCTTAAGTCTAAACCATAAGCATTACCATCTGATATATATTCTAATATTATTAATTTTTGTTTTAAGTTGTTTGAAAAAGCAAATAAACCTTTTCTATCATCAATTATAAACCAACCATTTCTTTGACTTGTTTCAGGGTTTAATCCATATCTTTGACCTAAAGCACCATCATAATAACTTGTCCAATAAACATCTGCAATAGAATAATCATTTATATAAGCACCACTAATATTTCTTGGGTTATTAGCATCCCATTTTACTGTAGTTTGTGATGTACCATCTATGTTGGAATTATTACTATCTTGAGTAGGTAAACCATCGTTATCTTGTGCTGGAGTAGCATAAGGTCTTAATGTTAATTCATTAGCTGGAAATATTGTGTGTTGTACTCCCATGTTATCCACATATGATAATCTTACATAATTAACATAATCTTGAGGTATTACAAGGGATAAACTTTCAGGAATAGTTAATTCTTGTGATCTTATACTTTTCAAAGTATCATAACTAAACTCTTGTAAACCACGTTTAGCGTGAAATATTACATCAGTTCTTTTTACACTAGGTATTAATTTTCCAGGTCCTACATAAGCTATTAAAAAGTTATTAATAATATCATCTAATTTAGCATACTCATAACTACCATGCATATCCCATAACGTATCTTCATTCATTTGAATTTTAAGATAATTACCAGATGTTAAACTAGAATTTACAGTTACTATATTATTTGCTTCACTCCAAGGGCTTGCAAATCTAAACGTTAATGTACTAGCATTAGTGATATTAGCGGTTAAGTTAGCTACACATGTAAAATTAGCATTACTATTTATTGTTTCTATAACTCCTATTAAAGTTCCGTCAGCTTGTAAAACTGACATACCGGCTAATATATTATTATTACCTGGATTTATACTTACTACTTTTTGGCCTGTTACGTTACTACCAGCAGCAGCTAACGC